CTGGGGCCACCGTAGCCTACAATGTAGGGGGATGAGTAGCCAGTTAATCAGTCAGTTATAGTGTGACTGTCCACTTACCGGCCTGCTAAACCACGCCGTTTCTTTTTCTTTTTGTATTTACGCTTTTTTACGAAACCGCCACGCTTAAAGTCACCGGGTGCAGAGTCGTTACCGTCTGGTGATTCAGCACCCATAGAATCTCCTACAGAGTCGGCATTTGCGCCTCCTCCTTCACTATTACCACCGACATTACCACCGTCATCTCCAGTGTCAAAACTATCTAAACCGGCTTGTGATATACTTCCAGTACCGCCAAAACCTAAGTCGCCTTCGTTGCCATAGTCGTAACTTCCTAGGCTAAGATTAGGGGCTTCAATATCGTCATCATCTGGAAGGCCAAAGTTCATAGCGGTAGAAGGTGGCGCACCTATTTTCTCAGCATCTCTAGTAACATCTGGTAAGTCTTCAGGACTAAAAGCTTTTCCTACTCCGGGTCTTCCTCTACCGTCTTGTACATCTCTTCCTATAACTTCCTTTAATTGATCTAGAAGATTTCTAGTTTTATCTATTTTACTTTTATCTAGCATACCATTTATTTTATCTGGTACAACGACTTCCGGTCCTAAATAACCTTGTACTACGAAACCGCCCAACTTTCCTCTTCCTTTTGTGGCTATTTGTGTACCCATTGTAGTTTCAATAGAATAAACATCTACATTAGGGTTATTATAACCAATATCCATATTATCGGCAGTGGATAACATAATCATTTGCTGTTGTTGGGCAGGAGTTACATTAGACATAAAGCTTTGCATAGTATTAGCTGCAATACCAGCATCTTTTGCTTGTTGGGTAGCTATGCTGTACATATCTTTAAAGCCCTGCTTTACGCTAGGGTCCATCATTTTTGCTATCTCTTGAACACCCCTTATGCCCGGAGCCATTGCGCCTGTCATTATAGAACCTAACATAAAGTCTGAAAGTCCTAATACTGCCCTGCCAAAAGGACTGTTTAAGTTATTGTTCCAGCTTTTTAACGCCTCTATATTTTGAGGACTTGGAACTGAATACATTTCAGGTATAGAACCTGTTGATGCACCACCGCCACTAATAATGCCCATTTCCATAGTAGTAGGACTTGAAACACCGTCCCCTTGTTCTGAAGTATTGTCTATTTTTGTGTTGTTATTAATAAAATTCTTTACTTCGTCAGCTATTTGTTTATCTTCACCTTCAGCACCTTCAAATCTTTTCTTAAGTTCTTCAGGCATAAACCCTAACAGGTAATTAAAATTGTCTGTACCTATAATGTTTTCTGCTTGATTTGCACCAAAAGCAGGCTGGGAAAAAGCGCTAAGTGTAGTATCTTCAATATTTGATGCTCCATCTATTTCTTCTTCTGTAGGAACAAGAGCGCCTTCGGCGGCTTCGATTATATCGTCATCATTTTCATCTTCAATAACTTCAATGTCTTCAATCGTAAATGGTGGTCCTCCAGCGTTAAATAGTGTATCATCGGGTAAAGTCTGGCCTTCATCCGTACCAAACTGTCCCATAGCTTCCATTTTCTTGTAGCCCATTTTAGCTTGGTCACGCATCTTCATAAAGTGTTCTACACCAAAATACCGTACTACGTCAGCAGGCACAACCATTTCGCCTTCACTAAGCATAGCGGGTTGGTCATCACGAACTTCACTTGCTGTACTTCCTAATGGAATGTTATTACCAGAAACGGGATCTACGTTTCCACCTTCTTCAAATAATTCCATTTGTTTGTCCATAGACATTCCCCCAGCATTCATATTTAATGTGTCCTCTTCAAAAATAGAGGCATCAAATTCAACTAAATTACTATTATTATCAACAATTCCACCTGTGTTAAAGTCATAGTCAGAAAAGGTTGCTGCATCAACATCAATAATGTCGTACAAAGGATGTTCTCTTTTTCCTATTTTAATAGTGCCTACAATATTTCGCCCCTTCATGTCACCTACCATAGTAGGTTTTAACGAAGGTTGTTGATAAACGGTTTTACCTTTTTTTGCACTAGCTTTTGTATCTTTTACTTTGTGTCTAAGAAGGGCAGCGTCACCATTAATATTTAAATGAAGACCATAGATATGGTCAGTTTCCATACCTCTTTTTTGTTTGTACTGAGGTGCATTTTTTACACCACTTACCGCTACAGTAACAATACCATAAGAGTCCCCACCTTTATTTAAACTTTCAAGCTCACCGCCAGTTTTGTCTTCAACGATTGTAAATTTATTCTTTTTTAAAAGGTTTGTTTTTAAAAGGCCAACATCTTCAGATCTTAATTGTTTAGCTAAATTTTTAACTTGCTCTTCTGTAATTTCATTTTCGGCTAATGAACCTTTAAATTTTGGACCCATACTATTATATGGATTAATTTGTGAATTACTAACTCTTTTATTACTTATAAATCTTTTACCTGCAACGTCACTATATTCACCAACACCCTCTGCTACGACATCTTCTGCTTTTTTGCCAGATTGTTCTAGTATAGGGTTTAAAAAAGAATATTTATTTACATCTTCAAACATTTTTGGAGGCGATGGCGCAACACTAGTTGCTTCACCTGCTGCGTCTAAACTTTCTTTAAAAAGCTCTTTCAAAGCTTTTTTAGTTAGTGAAGCAAGACCTCCCATAAATTAATCCCTCTTGTTTAAATTTTCCAAAGCCTTTATCTTTTGAAGAGCGTGAATGTAGCCTTGCGCCCTGTGTATTGCTTTGTTGTCTTCTGCTTGTTCTAATACCTTATGTTGGTGCTCTATCAGTTCGTCTAAGTATTCTTTTACATTAAGCCATAGGTTGTGGTTGCTGACCAGCGGCTTGAGGCGATCCACTGTCTGCGGGTTGTTGTTCATTACCTGTAAATCCTTGTTCTTGTGGTCCCGGTGCTACGCCTGTACCTATATTACCGCCGCCTGCGCCAGTAGGGTCTGCTGGGTTAGCACCTGTTGGTGCGCCCTGTTGCTGTGGTGGAGGTGGCTGCGTAGCTTGCCATGCTTTCATCATTTCTGCCTGAATAGCGGCGTCACCCATATTGTTGACAACCTTTTCAGGATCAAGATCAAGCGATCTGGCAATTTCTGTAATAATATAGTCCATTTTTGCAAAAGGTGCAAGTGCTGGATTACTAGTAACTTGAATAAACTGCATTAGGCGTTGACTACGTACTTCATTAGCCATTAAGCTTTCAGTACCACGAGCCTTAACTTCCAGATCACCTTTGATTTCTTTATCAAAAGAAAACTGCATATTAAACTGGAACAAACCGTCACCTAATGGTTTTAGTAGATAATCGTCTACGTTTTTAATAACATTCTTAATGCTGCCTGCTGCTGCACCCATAAGCATACTAATGCCACTAGCCGTTCGACCAACGCCACTAACGCCTGTCTGTCCATGTGCAAATGAGGGGAAACCGGTGCTTTCATCAGCAAGTTGACGAGCCTTATCAAATAATTGCAAGTTCTCACCAGAAACATTTGGAAACTTAGTACCAAATATAGCTTGACCGGGCGCACCACCCTGCCGTCTAAATACTTTACCGGGATAAACACTAAGGTCTTGACCCGGTACTAAATTAGTTTCATCGACTTCAATAAGTAAGTTACCAGACAATACAGCATTATCTACTGCCATCCTCATAAAACCATTCATAAGGATCTGCGTGTCTTCCATATTTTCTGCAATACCTACACCAAAGAAACTATAAGGATTTAGTTCATAAGGTGCTGCCATATATGGAATACGTACAGGTTTGAATGGGTTAATTACCAAACGAATAACCTGACCATTTACAGTCCAAATATTTGCCTGAACTTGGTCATAGTCTGCGTATTCTTCTGGAATGTCTATATCTTCGTCTTCAAGAAGCTCTGTATCAATAGTACCCCAGTATTCTAATACTTCAAAGCGATCAATACTATGTGACTGTTCGTAGTCTGCAAGGTCGTCTTCCCACCATTCTTTAATGTAAGACTCACCCTGTTCAATACATTGGTCAATAACATTACCTCTAAAGAAAGGTCTTTTTTTAAGGTTACGCAGTTGGCTTCTACTCATTTTATGCCGTTCTACTACGTATTGAGCCTCTTCCATATTATTAGCGTCAGGGTCTGGGTAAAAGTTCCAAACACTTACGTGACCAATCTGTGGTACTGTTTTAATTGTAGGATTATACGTACCTTCTTCGTCCCAGTTAGCATACTCTTTATTTACGGCAAATGGCCCCTTCAATACACCCGTACCGAATAAAGCCATTTCAAATGAAGTGCTACGAAGATGTTTAGATGCATTACATTCTTCTAACTGATCCATAATTCGCTTTTGCATTTTCTTTGCAGCGACCATAGCTGGGTGAAATGTAATAGCTGTTGGTACTGTACCCGGTCCTTTTTTAAGACCTTTAACTTCAGAAAGCTTTTCTTCCATAGCACCTAGCATTAAGCTATTATAAGTAGCACCGGGAGGTAATTCTTTACCGTCACCAGCAAAGCCATATGGATTTACTTGTTCTGGACTTTCTTGGTCTTGTAATTCTTCAGGAATAGAAGGGTCAAAGTGTACAGTGTCCTCTACACCTTCTGGCAATACAGTAGGATCAATAGTAAGAGGAAAGCGCTGACTACCAAATAGTACATCGACAATTTGACCATAAGCAGCCAAAGTTTTAGTTTTGGTGATTTTGATGAAAACACGAGATTTTTCCGTTTCCATAAATTGTACGTCAGGGCCATATATACCCCGATAGTTACGATACGCTTTTAACCAGCGTTGTTCTTCTGTAAGACGATATGTCTTAGCTTTTTCATATTTATCGTCAATATATCGAAGAATAGGTGTATATCCGTAGTCGTAATCTTCTACGTCATCAACGTCCTCTGCCGCAATACCCATCTGTTCTATTAGGTTTTCGTCTTCTTCGATAGCCATGTATTATTCCTTTAATAACCAAACACCGAATCAGCGGGTCTGTGTGTATAACGCGGTGTATTAGGATCGTAATCAAATATACTAAATCGAGGTCTAGACATTATACCATAACGTAGTGCATCATACAAATGATCTTCTGCGTTAGTGTCTATATCCTCTGGGTTCTTTTTATCAATAGGTAATGCAGGTATTTGAGCTACAAGATTTGTACAATTATTAAAAAATACTAAACGTGGTTCTTCAGTAAATTCATCTATCTGTAATCTTCTATGTATTTCGTTTTTACCTGCTACCCTACTACCTTTACTTCTATCTGACGGCCTCCACCTACAACCTCTACTAATCATTTGCTCCGCTAGACTCGGCCCTGTATCACCCCGCTTATGCCACAAGGAACTATCTAGTACACCGTATTTAATGTTGCCGTCTTCCGCCTCCAGTTCTAATATCATGTCAGCTAAATCTGTAGCTAGTACCTTTGACACATATAACTCTCTGTACACTATTAATTGTTCATCTGGACTTACAGCAAACCAAACAACTCCACTAAAAGATCCGTACCCATAGTCACAGGCCCTAAATTTAACCCAATTACTTGGGATAGCAAAAGGCTCAATAACGTGAACATTACGGTCAAACTCGGTAAAGGCTGCGCCTTCTTTAATGTCCCAGTCGCCGTCTAGTAATTGTCTCTTTTGCTGATCCGGCAGTGACAGAAGCATTGCTTCGTAGTCACCACTTTCAGCTAGATATGGATTATCGACAAGCCTTGCAGGAATAAATCTGCGCTTAAATAAAGGTTTTCCTGCTTTAATATGCCCCGCAGGATATTTTAATTCTTCACCCGTTTCAACATTTGTAGCATTAAAACGTGTGTTAGGCGGTGATGGATCAATAAACATCTTCTTGACCCAATGATGACCTCTACCGCCCGGATTGGTAGTAGCCCTCATGTACACCGGTAAGTCAGGGGCAGTGGACCGTAGACGAGATCGCATATAATCCCATGCATATGGGGTTGCCCATTGTGTCAACTCGTCAAAGCCTATCCAGCTAAATGCTAGACCCTGATAACGCAGTACGTCTTCATCTCTATCCAGATAAGACATCCACAACCGCGCACCGGATGGCGCAGTCCACTGCATCTTGCGTTCGGACCATTTAATGCCCTTAACAGCTTTTGGATACAACTCCTGAGACTTGAAAATAAGTTCCCTCAGTTCTTCAGTTGTATGTCGTAAAAGCAATCCACTAAACTGTGGATGTTCAAAGTAGCGCACTGGATCAGCAAGCATTGCAAAAGATTTACCGCCACCTGCTGCACCTCCGTATAATACTTCACGCTCTGGTGCCTCTAGAAACTCAGATTGTGGACCCGGATTAGGAACAAAGACTGCGTTCTGTGTTATTGGTTCCGGTTCTTTATAAGCTATAGAAGATTCAAGCTTGTCCGGGTTGTTCAGTAGTTCCGCTGCGTGTAGTGTCGGTTCTGGAGCCGAGTCTTTCTTTTTCAAGTTCTTCCGCTTTGGAGAGCGCCTTTTCGGCATAAGCTGCCCATCTGCGGAGGACAACAGCTTTGTTCTTACGCTTTCGCTCATTCTTCACCCGTTTCATTAAGCCTACGTGTGATATAGAACGTCCTGTTCTTTTGCTTAACCAATTTGCTACTTCTCGATACGAATATGTCTTTAAATGTTTTTTAGCTTCTACTAAAGCATCTAGTTCGTTTTCAATAGGTATTAATACTTTATCGTCTTCTTCATCTAACTCATAACCAAAAGGTACAGTTCTAGCTATTCTTGGTAAAGGAACCCATTCACCGTCTTCTTTAACGTCTAATGGTTGAGGAAGTTTCCACTTTCCTGTATTTCGTTGTACAGCGTTAGTCGTCATCGTCCTCAATTACCGCTTTAGGTGGCAGTATAAATACACCACCGGTATTTTCTACCTGCATCTTTTCTGACTTAATAATACCACTACGGTCTAAAAGATCTTTAGCTGCATTAATCTTATCACGAATACCCAACTCTGTAGGGTCATCAATCCCACTAATAATAGCATAAGCAGCTTTAGGTGCATTATGTGCCATAAAGTTTTTAGTGGCTTCAATAATTTCGTCTTTAATACCAGACGTAATTTCCGATAGTTGCGTATTAGAAGAGTATCCAGCAAGTTTTTTTGCAGCGTACAAATCACCTCTCGCTTCCCCAAACAATACAGAGATAAAAGCTTGTTGCTTTTCTGTAAGTTGTTTACTCATTTACTAAACGCCTTTTTTATGCTTTTGGCTTTTTGGAGGGCTTTTTTTGCTACCGCCTGCACCCGCCCAAAAAACCTTGTTAGCCCAGTAGGCAGCAGAGGTTTTACCCCTTTTGATATTTTTTGCATGGCGAGCTTTAAAAGATTTGCGAGCTTCCTCAGAATAATTATGACCCATTTTTTGATCGCCAAAACGAATGACCTTAATTTTTCCATCGTCTTTCCTTACTGCAACAATGCCTTTTTTAGTAGGATGGCTTGGCGTCCTTTTAGGTTTACTTAAACCTGACAGCCCATAGCGCTTGAGTTTTGCGCGTTCAGATTCTGATAAAGCCATTTAAGCCTCCTAATTATACTCAAGTTTTTTTAAATGTCAACTATTTTCTAAATAATTTAGTGGCACCTCTAATACCAAAGCTGGCTGCAACTACGCAACCCAATGAATATTGATACCATTCTGGCATAGCTTCAAGCTGCCTAAATCCATTCTGTACTATGTCTTCCATACCGGGTACAAAAGCTAGTATCATAGGTATACTAAAGATAATAGTAAGATATTCGTCTTTCCAGCTACCTTTAGTACCTTCCGCCATAATGCGTTCCCAGCCACTTTCATGCGTAGCTGCTTCCACCATTACTTTGGCTTTAGCTTCAGCTTCTGCTACTTTCATAGCAGTTTTAGCTTTCTTTTCTTCTACATTGCCTTGTAGCCATGTACCGG